TCTATGTCCTTTCTATTAATAGAGTTATATAATTACGCACCCATAAGGGTAGGTAATACATCAGTTAAGATACTATCTACAGTAGTAGACAGTTCTGCATTCATTGCTTCAAGTTCAGCAATGCGTTCTTTGTCAGTCTTTACAGTTGCTTTTTCATAATTTAGATATTTTTCTGGATTTGTTTTCACATCATCAATATCCAGAACCCCAATATCTTCAATGATTTCTTTGTAATCATATTCGTACATAGTTACAGGTTCAATAAATTCTTCCCTTCGATCTTCTGTAACTTCCTTTTCATTTAGACAGATGTATACATACACCTTATCTTTTTCAACAACCTTAGCAGAAGGCTGCTTTTCCATAAAGCGAGATTTTGTCATATTCTTTTACCACCTTTTTACAAATTTTCATAATATCTTTAATGTGATATTTTTGATTTACTTTTGTTGAGTTACTATTTTTTAACAATCCATAGTAGGAGATTATTTTTCTTGCATGTGATTCAAAAATCTTATGATGTGTTTTTATTCGTTTCCATAATCGCATAGCTATTCTACGAATTCTCTTGAATACACGCCTACGGACAGTAATGTGAGTTCTATAGATTCTAAATCCCATCATATCTATAAATGCTCCGTCACATTTCTTATTGGCAAAAGGCATCTGTTTCACAAACCATGATTCTTTTATTTTCAAACCAAGAGATTTACAATATTTAATAACTTCCTTGACTGCTTTATGCGTGTCTTTAGCTGATGTACCGATCATTAATATGTCGTCCATATAGAACAATCTATGATATACAAGACGAATAGAAGATTTAGTTCCATCTTTATGCCTTCTTACTTTGTGTAGATGTCCTATAAAGTGATATATTTGGGATAGATACAGATTACATAAATACTGAGAAAGAAAAGAACCAATAGATAAACCTTGTTCAAAGCTATTGACAAGTTCTTTGATGAGCCACATTAACATATCGTTTTTAATATGTTTTTCTAAGAATTGAATTAACTTATCCTGTGGAATAGATGGATAACATTTACGAATGTCCAGTTTAGAAAAATATTTAAGAGATTTATTACGCATCCATCTTTGTATTATACGAGAGCCTTTTAAGCATCCTCTATCTTTGATAGAAGCATACTGATGAACGCCTATGCGACATAATAATGGTTTAAGTCCTTCAATTGCAATATAATCATATATTTGTTGTTTTACATGTTGGATTCCTATATTACGGATTTTATGAGAAGAAGGATCAATCTTTTCTTTGTACCAGATTGGTGGAAATGATATAGATTTGCTGATAAGTTCTGAACGAATAGTATCTATCAAAAACTCAATAAATACTTTTAAAGCTTTTCTACCATAACGATAATGAATGTTATATATTTGATATTTCCTCAATCCAGAAATACCAGATAATAACTCTAATGTATCATTACGTGTATATTTATCTTTCAAACACTTATACGTTGCTTTTGAAATTAAATTACGATCAGTTATGTCGATATTTTTACAATATCGTTTCATTATCAACAGGTTCCTCCTTTTTATCTTTTTGTATATATACATCGTTATACGATTGTATTTAAAAGGCTTTTCGTAAGTACTACTAAGCCCCACTATCAAAGTGCTCCCTATGAAAGCAGAGTTGGTCTATAAAAATCATTTTAGCCATCCGGCTCCGTCAGTCTCCTGAACACTTTTTAAAAGTGCGAAATGTGTTACTAAAGATTTGTAATTGTAAATGCAATTAGCGGCGCAGTAATTCCAATTCGTCCTGTCAAGCCTGTTCCTGCAATTCACGTAAGAACAGCCTGCATTCGAACCATTCCTGAGATTACCGCCCGTAACACAAGACCGTTTTTTATTTAAGGTTTCAATAATGCATTGGTCGCAATTTCGTCAGCCAATTCATTATATATAATTCCGACATGAGATTTTACCTTAACAAACCCCATTTTTATTTGTTGAGAATACAGAGTCATTTCATCTACATAATTTTCAGTATAATTTGTATTTGTTCCCCATTCTTTTGTTAGCCATTTTAAAATGCCTTCATAATCATAAAAAATTGTTATTTTTTGAATGCCTTTTTCTATAGCTTTTTGAACAGCGAACTTCACAGCTTCACATTCGGCGGCGACATTATGAAGCTTAATTATTTCTTTATGTGACTGCGTATCCCATCGGAATACTTTGTCATAAGTTTCTTTATTCCATTGAGTAAATAAAACAACTCCATACCCAGCTTTATTCTTATTTTGTGAGTAAGCTCCATCCGTAAATGCGATCGCTTGGTTAGGCGGTAATTTAGTGATCATTTCATCTACAGATGCATTAAATATATTTACTTTTTCAGGTGTCCAAATTTGTTTCATGTATTATATCCTTTTCTTTTTATAGAAGAGGGGAAGAGTTCCCCTCTTTTCTCTCTGCGTTTGCTTCGCAAACTTGCTCGAAAATTCACCCTTTCAGACGACCTGTTTTTAATCGGCGGCGCAGAAAGACCAAGGCGTCCCGCCAAGCCTGCCCCAGCAAGCCACGTAAGAACAGCCTGCAGACGAACCATACCCGAGAGAACCACCCATCAGGTATTCACGAGTGCCAGAAGTACTTGTACCACCTGCGTACAGCATATCAGCCCAACCTTGAGAATTTGAAGAACCTTTTGCGGATGGGAACCATCCACCAGTATTAACATCAACTGAAATGTCACCAATCCAATAATCAGATCCTTTCCCATCTGGATTAGCAGGAATTGTACCAATACATGTATATTTACTTCTAATTGTTGCATCAGAAGAACTATGAGCAAGACCTTTTGGAGCAATATATACTTTCTTGCTATAATCGCTCTGGAAGTCCATAACTGTATCAGATGCAACTATATAAGAGCCTACAGCATACTCACGTCCCTGTACTCTATATGCATGTTTTCCGTCAGTGTTAGAAACATAAGAACCATCATGACGACCAATAACAGTATCAGTAGTTCCTGACCACCAATGCATAGAACTGATTGTAATAGGAGCATTCATGGTATCAGATAATTTAATAGGAGTGGTATTAAATCCTGTTTTAATATCAAGATATATAGCTTTATTATTCTCATCAAGTGTTTCTATACGCAACACTTTTACATCATCTGCGTATTTATGAATATTCGTTACTCCACGGTCATTATTTACGCCGTTCTTAGTATCATTAAGTTGTCCATAACCAACTGACACATAAGAACCAACGAGAATGTTTTTTGCCTGATCGTTTGTAACAGGGAAATATGTATGTGCATCAGCAGATTGAATAGAGGCAGAGTATTGGAAATTGTATGATGTACATCCTTGGAATAAGCTCTGACTATTCTTTGTAGCACCTTTGATGATATTAAAAAGAATCTGAAATGTATTTCTTTCTGCACCAGCTCCCCAATATCCTTTACCTTTTTTCTGATAATTAGTAATCATATTGTTATGACTCTGATTTCTCTCAGGTTTTAATCCAGGTTGACTTCGTAATAATCCATCAGAAGCAATACCTGATACATAAGCAGAACCGATACACCAAGGAAGAACAGTACCATCAGCACGTTTAGATTCTGTCCAAGGTTTTAATCCATACTTCTCATTTGGCATATCAGAAATAGTAACAAGATCATACTCTGGATTAGAAGCGTCCCAGTTCCAGTAGAAGCTCATCTGCATAGCACCTACATCGACTGCGCCTGTAGTAACATAGTTGCTATCATACTCCGTAGCGACAGGATAAGCAGTACCATCATCGTTACGCTTGTAATTACAATGCACCCACTCAAACATAGGATGATTTCCGTTCAAATAATCATCCTTACCTTCTGTAGTATCAGTAGATGGAACAAATTCAAGTCCTGCATTATCTAAAAGTTTTTCACCTACGCTTGTCGGATTAGTAGCGAATTTCCAAATTTTTGTCTGGTAAACTTTACCTGTACGCTGTAAATTATAAAAATTCTCTACAGTAGATAAATGTGGCGTTTTGTGAAGAATATCATGAAGAGTTTGAATAGATACCGTAGTAGCAAGTTTTTCTGTGTTAGTATCAACTTGTTGTGTAAGAGTAGAATAATCTGACGGAATAGATTCTTTTACTTTATTTCCTTCTTCTTGTACTTTAACAATTGCTTCATCTCTAGTAGTGTTTAACCAATTATTATATTCTTCTTCTGTTCCTGTAAAAGTTCCAAGTCTTTTTGCAATTTGGTAGGAGGATTCGCCAACATCACCTTTGTCGCCTTTTTCTCCCTTATCGCCTTTTAAGCCAACATCACCTTTGTCGCCTTTTTCTCCCTTATCGCCTTTTAAGCAAGGAAGTGACTCAAATTGTTTTGTTTTTGGATTTTTATATTTAGCTGAACCTAAAATAAAAGTTTTCATTAAATTCCTCCTTTAAATCAAAAATAGATGCCAAAATAGCATCCAAATATTTCCATATTTACCAAATTTTTTACAATGAAATGTGCCTTTCAATCAGGTATAATTTTCCTACATAGAAAGGAGGTGGCAAATATGGCATTATATGAGATTAAAAATTACATCAAGTTGCTCTGTATAAGGATTGATCACATCGAAAGCTATGTGGTAGATGAATTGAATACATCTGATGAACAAAAAATTGATGAGTTCATTAACACATATAAACATCGAAAAGGTCTAAAAATTCTTATTTTCGAGATGACAGATGAAGCCCACATGATTACATATGAACAAATGCAAAGTTTCATTCATACACTCCATGTGTTTGATTACATCAGGCAAATCATTGAAAATGAAACAAATAAACTCGTGGTTGTCAATGATGATGAGAGTCCTGATGCGTTGCAAACTGATTCATATCTACATAAGTTATTAGACTTGGGTAAATAAGAGAGTAGGGCAGGAGAGTGTTTCTTCTGCCCGTTTTTTGTTAGTTAACGAAAGCCCTCGTCTCAAAAGTCAATGAGCCGTAAACCCTTGTAAATACAGGGATTTCCTCATATCTATTGCTATCACCAACACCGCCCTCTTTAGTTAATCATGAAATATTTTATAATTTCCCTCGCATTGTATTTGGCAATCTTCTTTGCACCGTTTTCGTTTGTATGAATACCGTCAAGTAAATCAGTCTGAATTGGTGCAACGCCAGATTGTTC